TCGCCCTAACAAGCTCATGTTCTTTGACTCCAAGGGTAAGCCGATCCCGTCTGATATCTACCTGACCTCTGGTTCCACCATCCGTTGTCTGGGCTGGGTATCAGTTGCCCGTCTTGGCGCTCGCTTGAACCTCAAAGAGGTGCAGATCATCAATCTTGTTGAGCGTCCAGCTTCTGGCTTTGACGCTGTTGAAGGCGGCTTCGTCTATGAACGCGAAGACGAAGATAATAGTGAAACTTTCAAAAACACCGAAAGCGCGAGCCATTTCTAAAGGCTATCGCTCGGGCTTAGAAGAAAAGGTTGCACAGTATCTCCTCGACGCTGGTGTCAAGTTTACCTACGAAGAGGAAGTGATCCGCTACATCAAGCCTGAGAAGTCTGCACGATATACGCCAGACTTCGTGCTTGAAAATGGGATCATTGTAGAGACAAAGGGGCGGTTCCTTACCGCTGACCGTCTAAAGCATCTGCTCATCCAAAAACAACATCCGGACCTCGACATTCGATTTGTCTTCAGTCGAAGCAAAGAACGCTTGTCGAAAAAATCCAGTACCACTTACGCCGCATGGTGTCAGAAGCATGGATTTAAATATGCGGATGAAACAATCCCTCTTGAATGGCTGAAGGAATAATCCCGATGTGGGACGATGAAGACTACAACCACAAGCCTCGTGTCACGTTCATCTTCGAAGACTTTGATGACGAAGGTAATCCTACCTCGCGCATCGAACGTCGATTGATTGGGAACGATACTGAGTATCTGCCTAACCTCCTTCGTGAGTTCCATTATTTCCTGATGGGCATGACGTACACTTATGTGGACGAGATCATCGCCAAGAAGGATTTTGGAGACGTATCAAGCACGGAACTTTGACATGACAGAGAGTGCCTTCGTTAAACATGTGTCATGCGACCACTGCGGTTCTAGCGATGCTGGCGGTGTGTATACGGATGGTCACTTCTATTGTCATAAATGCAAAACCTACGAAACGAATAAAGAGGACAACGTGCATCTTTCAAAGAAGCCAAGACAGTCTGAAGGGTTCAGTATCGTAGGTGAGTATCGAGACCTGCCAGCACGACAGATCACGGAAGAGACCTGTCGTTTTTGGTCTTATCGTTACGGTAAGGTAAGTGAAAAGCCCGCGCAGATTGCTTACTATCTGGATGATCAGCGCCGCCCTGTGGCTGCAAAGGTCCGCTTCCCTGACAAGACATTCTCTTGGTTGGGTGATCCCAACAAGGCTGGTCTGTATGGGCAGTGGTTGTGGCCGCAGGGTGGCAAGAAGATCGTCATCTGTGAGGGTGAGATCGATGCCATTACTGTAAGCCAGCTTCAAGACAACCGCTGGCCGTGTGTCTCCATCCCGAATGGGGCGCAAGGTGCAGCTAAGAGTATCAAGAAGCATCTGGATTGGTTGAACACGTTTGAGTCTATCGTGTTCATGTTCGACATGGATGAGCCGGGGTTAAAAGCGGCTCGCGAATGTGCGGAACTATTCCCACCCGGTAAGGCCAAGATTGCCAAGCTTCCTCTCAAGGATGCGAACGAATGCTTGGTTGCGGGCAGGGGGCCTGATGTCCTTCGCTCTATGTGGAACGCTGATCCTTATCGTCCAGATGGGATCGTATGCGGCACTGACCTGTGGCCCACACTGACGGCTAACGACAATGTGGAGTCCATCGCTTACCCGTGGTCTTTTCTCAACGAGAAGACACACGGGATCAGAACGAGTGAGCTTGTCTGCCTGACCGCTGGTAGCGGCATAGGTAAGTCTGCGGTTGTTACTGAGATTGCCTACAGCCTTGTCCAACGTGGCGAGAAGGTTGGCATGATCATGCTTGAAGAGAACATCAAGACCACAAGCTTCCGGCTTATGGGTTTGCACCTCAACAAGCGTCTAACTTTATCTAGAGAAGGAGTGAGCGATGATGAACTCAAGCTCGCCTTTGATGCAACTCTGGGATCAGGCAATGTCTTCCTGTTCGACCACTTTGGTTCGACTCAGGTTGAGCGTCTGCTCTCTCGCATTCGTCACCTCGCTAAAGGTCTCGACTGCAAATATATCTTCCTCGACCATCTTTCCATTTTGGTTAGTTCGATGGAAGAAGCCGGGAATGATGAGCGAAAGCTGATCGACCGGACCATGACCCTGCTTCGCACCTTGGTGCAGGAGACAGGTATCTCGCTCTTTGTTGTCTCGCATCTCAAACGACCGGAAGGTCTCAGAGGTTTTGAGAACGGTCAGCAAGTCTCGCTCAACGCTCTACGCGGAAGTCATGCCATCGCTCAGTTGAGTGATATGGTTCTTGCTTTGGAGCGTGATCAGCAGAGCGACAATCCTAATGAAACGACCATCCGTGTCTTGAAGAACCGTTTCTCCGGTGAAGTCGGCGAAGCGGGGAAAGTATACTACGACAAAGACACAGGGCGTTTGACTGAGGTTCCTACTTTATTGGGAGCATTTTGATGTCGTGGGAAACACGTTTCAAAAACTATCACGCTGAAAATCCGCATGTCTATGATCTGTTCAAGAGGTTTGCGTTCGAAGCCATCAAGGCGGGTCATCGTGTTCTCTCTGCTCAGTTCATCTTTGAGCGCATCCGTTGGGAAACAAACATTGTCACCAATGGTGAGCGGTGGAAGGTCAATAATAACTATCGACCCCACTATGCACGGCTGTTCATGCACGATCACCCAGACGCAGGGGCGGAGTTCCGCTTCCGCACATACTGAAAAGGAAAAGCCATGAGCGAAGACCTTCTGTTCCATATGACGGAAACTGCCTGTGTTCGTTCATGGGAAGAGGAAGGTTGGGGGCCGTATCACAAACGGCTGCTGACCATGTGCATAAACATTGAAAACAGCGGTTGGAAAAAGAGGACTGGAATGACGCAACACGCAAAGATTTTGAACCACTTCAAGAAAGTTGGTTCGCTTACCTGTCGTGAGGGGATCATTGAATATTCCATTCAAGCCCTGCCTAAGCGGATTAGCGAACTGCGTGAGATGGGTCACGACATCAAGTCAGTGACAAAGTACCATCCCGTTACGCATCAGAAATATGTGCGCTACTACTATCAGCCAGCGGCTAAGTAATGGCTCGCAAGAAACACGATGAAGCGCCTGTTTTTAACAAGGCGACTGATCCCATCTGCGGAAACTGCAAGTGGGTAAGCACATGGCAGGAACGCCACTTCTGCAACATCAAGCTGCCTCCGCACTTGAACCGCGCTGCTGGTGAGTTCCCGCGTTTTGTATCAACGACGAACTCATGTTCGTTCTTCAAACCACAATGAGGTAGTATGCGGCTCGTATTCGATATTGAAGCTAATAATCTCTATTGGGATGCGAGCGTCATTCACTGTCTCGTTGCAATCGATAAAGACACAAAAGAGGTCTACAAGTTTGAACCTTCTAAGGTTGAACAAGGCCTCAAGTTCTTGATGACGGCTGATGAACTGATTGGTCACAATGTGATTGGTTACGACATCCCCGTCATCCAAAAGCTTCACCCGTGGTTTTGTCCTCCCAATCGGGTGACGGATACGTTGGTCCTTTCTCGTCTCATTTATGCTGATCTCAGTGACCGGGATCAGGCAGGGCGAGTGGCTATGGAAGGCAAGCTGTATGGCTCGCATTCTCTTAAAGCGTGGGGCTACCGTCTCGGACTTCTCAAGGATGACTACCAAGGTGGTTTTGAGGAGTTCTCAGAGGACATGCTTGCGTACAACGTAAGGGATGTGGAGGTCACCGATAGGCTGCACGATCTGCTTATCAAGCACGAAGCTTTCTCCGAAATGGCTAGTGAGTTGGAACATCAAGTTGCAACCATTGTAGCTACGCAGGAGCGGTATGGTTTTCTCTTTGATGTGGAAGCCGCTGAGAAGCTTACGGCTCACCTGATGATCAGGCGAGGGGAGCTTGAACAGAGTCTGCGGGACACATTTCCGCCGTGGGAAGAATTCGTTGACGAGTTTGTACCCAAGGTAAACAACGCCAAACGCGGCTACACCAAAGGTGTGGCAGTGGTCCGGACCAAGACTGTAATCTTCAATCCGGGTTCACGACATCACATCGCCAATCGTCTCAAGGCCATGCGTGGGTGGGTTCCAAAAGAATTCACACCTGATGGTTCTGCGAAGATCGATGAAACGATCCTCTCCAAACTCGACTACCCAGAAGCCAAACTCTTGAGTGAATATTTCATGGTGCAGAAGCGCCTTGGAATGTTGGCTGAAGGTCAGAACGCTTGGCTGAAGATGGTCAAGAAGAGTGGACGCATTCATGGCGAAGTGAACACCAACGGCACGATCACAGGTCGAGCTACGCATCGCAACCCCAATGTGGCTCAAACGCCAGCAGTAGGAGTCCCGTATGGAAAAGAATGCCGCGATCTGTTTCGCGCTCCCAATCATCGCCGCCTCGTCGGCATTGATGTCAGTGGCTTGGAGCTACGGATGCTTGCACACTACATGGCGACATACGATGGGGGAGAATATGGCCGACAAGTTGTGGAAGGCGATGTTCACACGCTGAACATGGAGGCGGCTGGCTTGCCAGACCGCAGCACCGCAAAGCGTTGGGTCTACGCATTTTTATATGGTGCTGGACCAGAGAAACTAGGTGAAGTAGCTGGCAAAGGAGCCGCACATGGAAGACAACTCAAAAAAAGGTTCCTCGAAAGAACTCCTGCCCTCGCTCGACTTATCACAGACGTACAGCAAGCGGCCACTAGGGGCTATCTACGAGGGTTGGATAATCGACGGATTCCTATTCGCAGCAATCATAGTTCACTCAATTCTCTGCTTCAGTGCGGGGGCAGCCTTATATGCAAACGGTTTCTTGTCGAAGTAGACGAGGTGATTGCAGAAAAAGGTTGGACCAATAAGGTCAATCAGGTGGCTTGGATTCACGACGAAATCCAATGTGAAGTTGATCCTGATATTGCTGAAGACTTTGGTAAGGCTGCTGTCGATTGCATTGCAAAGACGGGCCAGTTCTTCAGCATCTGTGTTCCACTTACAGGTGAGTACAAGGTAGGCCAGACATGGGCAGACACGCATTGATGGTTCTAGAAGCTATCACATGCTTTCACATCATCGCTAACGCATGGAGACATTGGTGAGCGGTCCCCTCATCTTATTTGTAGGAGCAATCTATGCGTATGTCGCATTCGATCAATACATGGCTAATAACATTGGTATGTGCATTGCCTTCTCCGGTTATGCCTTCGCTAATCTTGGCCTATTCATGTTGGCGAGATAACATATGAAAGTAGAACTCATTGACCACATGGGGTCAGACCTGTCCGTGGTGAACGCTGCTAGGGTCTCGTTCTCAAAAGAGAGCGAGTGGTATTACCCCGGCGTTGAGAAAGATTGTCCGGTTGGTCAGCTATCTGATCGAAGGCTCTCCGACCGTGACACCAAGCTCATCAAGTATCTCGCCAAGCACAACCATTGGACCCCGTTCGGACATGCGTTCGCATCGTTCCGCATCAAGGCTCCGATCTTTGTCGCAAGGCAGCTAGGTAAACATCAGGTTGGCTTGGTGTGGAACGAGGTGTCACGGCGGTATGTTGATGATGAACCTGAGTTCTACGTTCCTGATGCGTGGCGTAAACGCGCAGAGAACGTGAAGCAGGGTAGTGGAGATAGTATCTCGTCTTGGGCTAGTGATGCCATCAATGATACAGTCAATGACCTCAATCGAGAAATCATCGACGTATACAAAGCTCTTTGCAGAGATTTATGCCCTGAGCAAGCCCGTATGGTCCTCCCGCAATCAATGATGACCGAATGGGTCTGGTCAGGTTCACTCGCAGCATTTGCTCGCGTGTGCAAGCTCCGTCTCGATCCACATACACAATATGAAACCCGCCTAGTCGCAGATCAAATCAATGCTGCGATGGGTTCACTCTACCCGATCTCTTGGAAGGCTTTGATTGATCATGGAGGAAATGTTTAGCATTCAGTGCATTGAATTCCAGATCACACAAGCTATCTGCGAATGCGCTGCACAGATTGAAGACTGCGAAGACAAAGAAGCCCGCGCCATTCTCATCAAGACAATGAACGCGCTGCTTTACAAAATAGACCCGCCCAGAGGGGAAGTGGTCGAGGTACACCCCGAAAACAAGAAGGTTAAAAAGAATGGCTGACGTATGGGCAGTCGTGACTAAGGACGGCTGTCCGTGGTGCGACGATGTGAAGAACTTCTTGTTCAGTCGCGACATCAATTATCGCGAGGTCAATATCACCAACGATCCGCTCCTCCTCACATTCATTCGTGATGACCTTGGTCTGACATCTGTTCCTCAGGTGTTCCACAACGGATATCTGGTGGGTGGGTACAAAGACACAGTCGAATATCTCCGTGATCTTTTCTTCAAACCTGAGGGTCAACTTGAACTTAAACTCGACTGAACCCCGTCTGCTGGTTGATGCAGACATCTTTGTCTACCAAGCCATCTCTATAGCAGAGCGTGAGATTGAGTTCGAAGAAGATGTCTGGGTTATGTATACCAATCTCAGAGATGCTCATGATGCTCTCTCAGATGCGCTCAATAAGATCATAGATGCAGTACCCGACCACAATGTGGTGATGTGTTTCTCTGATCAGGTAAACTTCCGTAAGGAACTCAACCCTACCTACAAATCAAACCGCCGCACACGAAAGCCTATGGCCTTCAAAGAATTCCGGCAGTTTGCAATCAACAACTACCAGTCTGTCATCCTTCCTACACTGGAAGCAGACGATCTCCTCGGCATCCTAGCAACTGATCCGAAGGCTCCGCCATCGATCATTGTCTCCGCTGACAAAGACCTCAAACAAATTCCCGGCAAGCATCTCGTAGATGGTGAAGTTATTACCATCACAAAAGAGCAAGGCGATTACTTCCATATGATGCAGACCCTCACAGGTGATGCAGTCGATGGATACGCTGGCTGTCCCGGAATTGGTCCAAAGAAAGCTGAAACCATTTTGGCAAAAGCAACTGACGGTGTCTCCGTGTGGGGCGCTGTTGTGGGTGCTTATGTCAAAGCTGGTTTGGATGAGGAAGAAGCTCTCCTACAGGCTCGCATGGCTCGCATCCTCCAATGGGGTGATTACGACATGCAAAAAAATAAGGTGAACCTTTGGCAACCTACTATTGTGTAAAGCGACATGGAGAGTGTGACGGTACATGTGACATCTGTCCGGTTGATCCTAATGAGCGTCTCTACGCTTACGACCCTCAGTACCCAGACCCCGTGAACAAGCCTTCCCATTACACCCTCGGCAAGATCGAAGTCTTCGATTTTATCAAGGCATGGGAACTCTCTTTCGCGGAAGGAAACGTAGTCAAATACGTTGTCCGCGCACCTCACAAAAAGAACCAGTTGGAAGACCTCAAGAAGGCTCGCTGGTATCTCGACCAACTCATCAAAGAGGCGGAACAAAATGCTGACCGTTGAATTTGAAACAACACGCAATGGCACTTGCACCATCGCTACATTGATGGACCCTAAAGGTAAGACTGATGACATTGAGGTGTCGTGGGAGGAAAACTCCCCAGTCCTGTGCATCCGTCAGCAGTATGAAGATGAACAAGCTTCTGTTGTCGCGATCTCTCCTGACCAAGCTGTCTACCTTTACAAGGTCTTGGCAGCGGCGCTGTCGGAGGAGCAATGAACTTCAACGAGTATCAAAGTGAAGCACGGAAAACGGCGATCTACCCGCCGGAAGCTAAGACGATCTACCCAGCCCTTGGCCTTGTCAGCGAAGCTGGCGAGGTGGCGGGAAAGATTAAAAAATATATTCGCGATGGTCACGAACTCGATGAAGAGGCCGTGATGCATGAGCTTGGTGATGTGCTTTGGTATGTCGCCGCATTGGCTCACGATCTTGGATACGATCTCCAGACCGTTGCCGCCTACAACATAAACAAACTCAAGTCACGGCAAGACCGTGGCGCTCTGTCAGGATCAGGAGACTACCGATAATGAGCTTCCGCTCGAATGAAAACCCCATGTTCCGGTCCTCGTTCTCGGAGACTATCTTCAAACAGAAATATGCCCACGAAGACTGTGAGACTTGGGCTGACCTTTGTCGAGTTCTGGTTGAAGATGTCTGCGGCGATCTTCTTTCAAAGACCGACAAGAACGAACTGACTAACTATATGCAGGACATGAAATTCATTCCCGGCGGTCGTTACATCTACTACGCGGGCCGTCCTGCTAAATTCTTTAACAACTGCTACCTCCTCAAAGCTGAAGAAGACTCTCGCGAAGATTGGGCTAACCTGTCTTGGAAGTCTGAATCTTGCTTGATGACGGGTGGTGGTATCGGGATCGACTACTCGGTCTATCGTGCAGAAGGTACGCCGCTTGGACGCACTGGTGGCACAGCCTCTGGTCCGATCCCCAAGATGAATATGATCAACGAGATTGGTCGGCGTGTGATGCAGGGCGGCTCTCGCCGCTCCGCTATCTATGCGTCACTCAACTGGCAGCATGGGGATATCAATGCATTCCTCAAGTCGAAGGATTGGCAGAACATGCCAGTTGGTTCGACGGGTCAGTCTCTGTGGGACATCAAGCAGCAGGACTTCAACTTCCCAGCACCGCTCGACATGACCAACGTCTCGGTCAATTACGATACGAAGTGGCTTCTTGATTACTGGAAGACAGGTGACGTTGGCGAGGTGTTCCTTGAAAACGTCCGTCAGGCTCTGAAGACTGCTGAACCGGGGTTCTCGTTTAACTTCTTTGACAAGGAAAAGGAAACGCTTCGCAATGCTTGTACGGAAGTTACCTCTGAAGATGATAGCGATGTATGTAATCTTGGCTCTGTCAATCTTGGTCGCATCGACAGCATCGATGAGTTCAGAGATGTTATTGAGCTTGGAACAAAGTTCCTGCTCTGCGGAACACTGAAAGCCAAACTTCCCTACGACAAGGTTTATGCAACGCGGGAAAAGAACCGCCGCCTTGGTCTTGGTCTGATGGGGATGCATGAGTGGCTGATCAAGCAAGGCTCACATTATGAAGTTACTCCAGAACTGCATCGCTGGTTGGCGGTCTATAAAGGAACGTCTGATACGGTGGCTGCGTCCTTCTCAGATGAGCTTGGTGTCAACAAGCCAGTTGCAAAGCGAGCAATTGCTCCGACAGGCACGATTGGTATCCTTGCTGGCACTACGACTGGAGTCGAACCCTTATTCGCAGTCGCCTACAAGCGTCGATATCTCAAGGGTACGAAGTGGCACTATCAGTACGTTGTCGATTCCGCAGCGCAAGAATTGATCGATCTCTACGGGGTAAATCCCAACGATATCGAGTCTGCTCTTGATCTTGCATCAGACTTTGAGCGGCGTATTCGCTTCCAAGCTGATGTCCAAGACTACGTTGACCAATCCATCTCTTCGACAATCAATCTCCCAACATGGGGGTCTAAGCTTAACAATGAAGACACTGTTCGACCTTTTGCAGAGACGCTTGCCCGTTATGCACACCGTCTCCGTGGTTTCACTTGTTACCCTGATGGCGCTCGTGGTGGTCAACCTCTCACTGCAATTCCTTACGCTGATGCTAAATCTGCGCTAGGAGAAGAGTTTGAAGAGAGTGTGCAGACGCACGACATCTGCGACATCACCGGAAAGGGCGGTTCCTGCGGAATCTAATGGAACATAGAATCCCATATATCGAAGAAGGGCTGCTGGATTATCTCCAGCGGCTCTATCCCGACACAGCTCCAGAACCCGAACACGATGAACGGAAAATCTGGATGAACCGTGGCGCAGTGGGGGTGGTTCGCCACCTCCTCATGCTCCACAGAGAACAACGTAACAATATGCTAGGAGTAATTGACGATGTGCATGGGTAGCTCACCCACTCCACCCGCTCCGCCGCCGCCTCCGCCCGCACCACCCCCGGTGTTGGACCAGAGCGCCCCGGCTACATCTGCGCCGAAACAGGCTGACACTCTCAACCGTCGAGCCGTAGGTACAAAGAAATACCGCACCGATAGTCTCGGTATCACTGAAGCCGCGTCTACAAGCGGTACAGGTCTTGGTATTACCACGTAAGGAACAGAATGACTGAGACCAATCTAACGTGTGAGGCACGTTATGAGCGTCTCTCGTCCGACCGCCTGACTTTCTTGGACCGCGCTCGCCGTTGTAGCGAGCTAACGATCCCGACACTTGTGCCGCCAGCGGCGCACTCGAAATCCACGATTTATTATACACCGTGGCAAGGCATTGGCGCGAGAGGTGTTAACAACCTCGCCTCCAAACTCTTGCTCTCGTTGCTGCCGCCCAATAGCCCCTTCTTCCGTCTTGTCATCGATGATTTTACTCGCGATGAGCTTATGGGAAATCAGGGTGCTAAGGCCGTTGTTGACGAGGGTCTGAGCAAAATTGAACGAGCCGTACAGGCTGAAATTGAGGGTAGCGGTTTACGCTCCCCAGTATTCCTTGCTCTTAAACATTTGATCGTAGCGGGCAATGTCCTGCTCTATCTGCCGAAAGACGGCATTCGCATCTGGAAGCTCGACTCATTTGTCGTAAAGCGCGATGTGATGGGAAATATCCTCGACGTTATTGCTAAAGACGAGGTCTCCCCTTACTCCCTCTCGAAATCAGAATATGAACTCCTAGACGATACTGATGACTCCAAAGAGTCTATGGAATCTGAAACAGAAGAATTGGAACGGACTATTAAGGTCTACACCCGGTTCTATCGGTGTGACGATGATAGTGAGCGCGTCCACTGGAAGATGTATCAGGAGATCAAAGGCAAGGTCGTTCCCGGCTCTGAAGGTCGGTTCCCAATCGACAAGCCTCCATTCATGGCCCTTCGTTGGACCAGTGTGGATAATGAGGACTACGGTCGCTCCTACGTCGAAGAGTATCTGGGTGACCTGATCTCGCTCGAAGGCCTCTCCAAGGCCATCGTGGACGCTTCAGCGGTAGCTGCAAAGGTTGTCTACCTCCTCAATCCGAACGGTGTGACCCGTCTCAAAGACCTGACAAAGGCTGAGAGCGGGGATGTGATCCTCGGTAAGCAGGATGATGTCTCGTCTCTCCAGACGGACAAACAGGCTGATATGAAGATTGCCTATGAGGCGGCTAAGACCATCTCTGAGCGTCTATCGTTTGCCTTCCTGATGAACTCGTCTGTCCAGCGTGATGCTGAACGTGTGACGGCTGAAGAGGTCCGCTTTATGGCCTCTGAGTTGGAAGATGCCCTTGGTGGTGTCTATTCCATCCTGTCTCAGGAATTCCAGCTTCCACTTGTCAACCGTCTTATGGATCGATTGACCCGTGCCAAGAAGCTCCCGGCGCTCCCTAAGGGCGTTGTCAAACCCGCCATTGTGACGGGTCTGGAGGCGCTCGGTCGTGGACACGATCTGAACAAGTACATGACCATGCTCAAGGCCCTGCAACCGCTGGGTCCAGAGGTTCTTGCTCGCTATATGAATGCGGGTGATTACATCTCTCGCGTGGCGACATCTCTCGGCATCGACTCTGCGGGTCTCGTTAAGTCCCAAGAACAGATCGATCAAGAGACACAACAGGCTGCACAGCAAGCACAGATGCAGCAGATGGCGGACCTTGCTGGCAAGGCCGCTCCAAGCCTCGTTAAAGGCATTTCAGACCAAGCGATGATGCAGCAAGAGAATGCTGCCCCGCAAGGCGCACAAGGATAATTTGATTTATGGGTGATACGCTGTCGGTGTCTATGGACACCTCAAAGGATGTTGCAATTCCAACGCTCGAAGAAGAGGCCGCTAAGTACGACAACCTCGACTCTTCTGCCGAAGACCGTCCAGAATGGCTACCCGAAAAGTTCAAGTCTGCGGAAGATTTGGCGAGAGCATATTCTGAACTCGAAAAAAAGTTGGGTACTCGAACCCCGGCACAGGAGGAGAAGGTTGCGGAGACGAATTCTACCGAAGAGGCTGAGGCCGACACCGGAGAAGGCGACGAGCAAGAAACTCCCACAGCCGAAGAACAGGCCAGAGAAGTTACAGAAAAGGCCGGACTTAACTTTGACGAGCTTAGTAAAAGCTATTGGGAAGATGGATCACTGACTGAGGCGCAGTACGCCAAGTTAGATGAAGCTGGAATTCCCAAAGCTATTGTTGACCAGTTTATTGCGGGTCAAGAGGCTCTTATCGACTCTACCCGTCAGTCTGTCTTCAATTCTGTCGGTGGCGAAAACAATTACAACGCCATGACGGAATGGGCTGCTAACAATTTCAGCCCAGAAGAAATTGCCGCCTACAATGGGGCGGTCAACAGCGGTGATTCCGCATCCGCGATGATGGCAGTCAAGGGGCTGAAAGCTCGCTTTGACGCTACTGTTGGCTTTGAGCCACAGCGCGAGGTGCGGGGCGAAACCGCGAGGGCAGGGGCTACCACTTATCGTTCTATCTCTGAGATGGAAAAAGATATGGCAGACCCTCGTTATAAAAATGATCCCGCATTTCGTCGGGACGTTGAACGAAAGCTCGCACGTTCCGACATTTTCTAAGGAACGCTCATGGCCCGTGACTACAAGGCAGAATATGCCGCATCACGAACGCCAGAGCGCCGCCGCGCAAACATCATGCGAAAACGCGCTCGGCGTTTAATGATCAAAGAACACGGTGCAGCGGCTCTGAAGGGCAAAGAGGTTGACCACAAAAACCTCAACCCGACAGACAACCGCCGCTCCAATCTTCAGATCATGGACAAATCGGCAAATCGTAAGAAACAGCCGAAACACAAATAATTTTCGAACACGCATAACCTTCCGGCCCAACGATAGTCCCTGCGGGGATGACAACAGGACAACCAGAACGGTGGGCAGTTCACTTCAATTTCAAACCCACATTTATTCTCGGAAGGAATTTATTTTATGGCTAATGCTACTCCCTCTCGTATCGGTCAGGCCCTCGGCACTGGCGATACCCGCGCTCTTTTCCTCAAGGTGTTCTCTGGTGAAGTTCTCACGACCTTCAATGCTCAGACCATCATGAAGGACAAGGTCCGCGTCCGTAATATCTCGTCCGGCAAGTCGGCTCAGTTCCCGGCCATCGGCAAGACCACGGCTGCTTATCACACGCCGGGTACTGAAATCACTGGCAACATCATCCAGCAGGATGAGAAGATCATCACCATCGATGATCTGCTGCTTGCCAATACGTTCATCTCGCGTATCGATGAAGCAATCTCTCACTTCGATGTCCGCTCGGAATATTCGAACCAGATGGGTCAGGCTCTTGCCCAGACCTACGACCGCAACCTCCTGTCGCTCGCTGTTAAGGCTGCACGTGACACAGGTGCTGGTGGCCTCGGCGTTGGCGCTGTTGGTCAGGGCAATGCGGAATCGGTTGGCATTGGTGTCTCGTACACCGTGCAGAACCTTGTTGACGCGGCTTACGCTGCTGCTCAGAAGTTCGACGAAAAGAACATCCCGGCTGAAGAGCGTTACCTCATCGTTTCCCCGGCTGTGTACTACAAGCTGGTCAACAGCGATAAGCTGCTGAACCTCTTCTACAACCCCGGCAACAACGGCTCGTACTCCGATGGTAAGGTCCAGACGGTTGCTGGCTTCACGATTGTGAAGTCGAACAACCTCTCGGTGAACCACGTTACGGCTGCTTCGACGTATCCGGACTACTCGTCCAAGTACGCAATCGATGCCTCGGCAACGGTTGGTCTCTTCATGCATCCTCAGGCTCTCGGCACTGTTAAGCTGCTCGATCTCGCCTCTGAGATGGAATATGATTTGCGCCGCCAAGGCACGTTGATGGTTTCGAAGATGGCTGTTGGTCATGGCGTTCTGCGCCCTGAGTGCCTCTACGAAATCAAGGCCACTGCCTAATCATTACCTTTAGGTAATTAAATCTGTGGGGAGGCTCCTTTTTGGGGTCTCCCCTTTTTTCTTTTATTCGGAGGTTTTGATGACTTTTCCTATTAACCCGATGACGAAGCTAGATGCCGTCAACATCTGCCTCTCGTCTATGGGAGAGCCGACCGTCAACTCGTTGGACGGGGCTGCGGTCGATGCTCAGATGGCATCAGACCTTATTGACGAACAAACTCGCGCTGTACAGGCCATTGGCTGGCACTGGAACCGCGAAACCCACACTCTATCTCCCAATGTAGCTGGTGAGATTGTGTTGCCATCGAACACACTTCGCGTCGATTCGATCAATGAAAGCCGCTCCGTTGATGTTGTCCAGCGCGGTTTGAAACTGTTTAACAGAGAGACTACATCCTACATTTTTGATAAGCCGCTTACAGTTGAGCTTTACGTTCAACTTCCTTTTGAAGAGCTTACCTTTTCAGCAAAGAATTTTATCACCGTTCGATCCGCAAAGCTTTTGCAGTCGCGTCTGCTTGGTTCAGAAACCCTCAACAAGTATCTGCAAACCAATGAACAGACCGCGTGGACTGTCCTGATGCAGGAAGAAGCTGACGTTTATGACGGCAACATGCTCTATGACTCGGCATCAACCAACGCCATCGTGTCGCGTGGTTACTTCTCGCGGGGGACAATGCTCTAATGCCTCTTGTCTCCAGCGTCATCCCCAATCTTATTGGCGGTATCTCTCAGCAGCCCGCCGCTCTTCGCCTGACCACTTCTTGTCAGGACATGCTCAACACATGGCCGTCTATTGTCAGCGGATTGCAAAAGCGTCCGCCTACTCGCCATGTAGCTAATCTCGGCAATGCACTGTCTGGTGGCGCGGCTGGCTATCTGATCGAACGCAACGAGACCTATCGATATCTGGCTCTGTTTCTGAATGGCGATCTCAAGGTTGTCGATCTGAATACAGGGACATTCCAGACCATCGCCTTCCCAAATGGTAAGACCTATCTAAATGCTACTTCTCCGGTGGACGCTTTCCGTTTTGTTACTTTTGGCGACTTTACCTTCATTACCAATCGTAATGTGACTGTGACTAGCAGCGCCGTCTCAGAACCTGTTGCGGGAGCTACCCGTCTTAATCCAGCAGCTATGGGTACGATTTATGTGACCACAGCGGCCTACAACACTTATTACTCAGTGTATGTGAATGGCGCGGTTAAGGCCAGCTACCTGACACCAAACGGGACCAGCGGCTCGGCAGCTATTGCCGATACCAGTCAGATTGCGACTGAGGTCAACAATCAGTTGATTGCCAGCGGCTACACCACAATCAAAACAGGCTCAACGATTACCATCACCAACCTCCCGGCTGGAGCAACGCTTCAAACGCAAGGCGGTACAGGTGACAAGTCGATGCGCTGCTTCATCCAGAGTGTGCAGTCATTCCAAGACCTCCCGCCTACCTCTCCTGAGGGGCGTATTGTACAGGTCGCGGGTGACCTAGAAGCCCTCGGTGACGATTACTATGTGGTCTTTGAGAAGGGTATCTGGCGTGAGACGCTAGATTGGAACCAAGGTGAGAAGCTTGATGAAGCTACCATGCCGCATGTTCTCGTTCGTGAGACGGACGGTACATGGACGTTCAAGCGCCACACATGGGGCCAGCGTCAGGTTGGCGACACCGAAAGCTCCCGTAATCCATCTTTTGTGGGCGTAACGATCAACGACATCTTCGTCTATACAAACCGTCTTGGTATGTTGGCAGATGAAAACATCGTTCTCTCAGAAGCTGACAATTACGAGAACTTCTATCGGACAACCACCGCCCAGCTTCTCGACTCCGATCCTATTGATCTAGCTGTTCTGCACAACAACGTGGACATTATGTACCACGCTGTGGCATACAACCGCGATCTACTGATCATGTCAGACCGAAGCCAGTTCCGTTTAAGTTACAATCAGTATCTCGGACAAAAGACTGCTCAGATTCAATACTCGACATCTTTCAACGTGTCTCGCCGCGTTCGCCCGATGAACGTAGGTACTTCTGTATACCTTGTGGATGACCGTGCAGACTATGGTTTCACCAAGATGTACGAGTTCTATCCAAAAGATAACTCGACGCAGGACGATGCTGACGAAGTGTCCTCCCCAATCCCAGAGTTGATCCCCAACAACATCGTGTTCACGGCATCTTCTAATCGTGCCAAGGCCGTTGCTGTCTACTCCTCTGAAACGCCGGATTCGATGTATGTCTACAAGTTCTTCTGGTCAGGTGACCGGAAGGTTCAAAATGCGTGGACCAAGTGGTCCTTCCCAAATGTGAGTAAAATCTATTGGGCAGGGTTCTCAGGGACATTCCTCTATCTCCTGATGGAGCGAGAAGGGAAGATCACACTGGAACGTATGCGCCTCGACGAGGATGTGTTTGATACCGACTTGAATTATGAAGTCATGCTTGACCGCCGCTTTTCTGCTACCAGCATGACCTACGATGCGGCTACCGACTACACGTTCGTTACAATGCCCTACACCACATCCCTGACACCTCAGGTAGTCTGCTCAGACCTTGAGAACGGGATTGTTGGTGTCCGCGCTGATGTGGTGAGGCTGAATGCATCTGAGATCAAGATCAAAGGTGACTGGCTAGACCATGTAGTCAATGTTGGCCTCCCGTACACGATGACCTACGAATTCTCGACCCTTTATGCCAAACAGCAAAAAGGGCAGGGCGAAGTGGTCATGCAAGACGGTCGCCTACAGCTTCGTTATCTCACCCTTGAGTATCATAACACGGCCTATTTCACGGCCTCAGTTACAACACCGGGACGAGACTCAGATGTCACAACCTTTGTCGGCTCTTTGGTCGGCTCTTCGTCAATTGGTAAGCAGCCCTTTGCATCCGGTAAATTCCGGTTGCCTTTGATGGCTGAGAACCTCAAGGCGCAGATTGTGTTGTCTAATGACAGCCCATTCCCCTCAGGTTTCGGTTCAGCCGAATGGCAGGGGATCATCTCGCCTAAATCAGTACAACGGATGTAAATGGAATTTGCTCGTCCAGCTAACATGGACGATGTCTGCTTCATCTCTGACAATATGCGACCTGAGGACATCGAAGAATGCAATGCCTTTGGTGTTGATCACTTTGATGCTCTCAGGCGCTCTCTAGAAGAAGCAGTTATCTCCTACACGCTTATAGGACCTGACAATATTCCCCTTGCCATATGCGGCATCTCAAAAAGCCCATACCAACACTTGGGTTTGATCTGGATGCTCGGAACGGATGGCATCAGGAAGCACAGGTTCACTTTCCTCAGACAGAACAAGAAAGGTTTCTTGGACCGTCTATATGCCGAATCTGGCTATGAGGCTCTTTACAATTTCACCTACGCCAAAAACACGCTGCACCATATGTGGCTGCGTTGGCTAGGTTTCACGTTCCTTCGTCAGGTGAGCTTGCCTCCCTATGATCAGCAATTTTACGAATTCATTCGTTTGAGGGAAAAATAATGTGTCCTCCTCTTATTGCCGCAATCCCGGCAGTTGCTGGCGCAGTGGGTTCTGCTGCTTCCGCAGCCGGAGCGGCTATCACTGGTATGTCTGCTGGTACGGCAGCAATGCTGTCAGCCGGAACCAGCGCCGCATCTGCTGGCCTTAAATTTATCGGAGATAGCCAAGCAACAAGTGCATATAATGCAAACGCTTTGGCTGCTCAAAATGAAGCCCGTCTGGCTACTGTTCGAAAGTATGGCGACCTCCAGACGAAATATAACTACGACATGCGGGCAACAAACCAAGAAGGCTACAAGGTGGCTCTCAAGGCTCGCGAAGAAGGCGCTTCCGGTGTCTCGTCTGCTGGTTCTGCTGGCATCGCGGGCGGTTCATTGACGCTTGATAATCTTATCGCGCAGACCCGTCAGCAAGCCGCACAGAATGAAGCAAATGTCCAAGCCAAACGTGATGACATGACAGAGTCACTTCGCGCTGGCGTAGCAAGTACGGAGGCTGAAGGTAAACAAAGAATTTCTCAAACGCCTCTCAAAGTCGAACCTAGCATTTTGGGTCTCGGCATCAATATGGCTTCTGCTGGCCTTTCTGGCTACGCAGCATATAAATCTTAAAGGAGCGACACATATGGCACTTGCATTTGGCGACCCGTATGGCGGGGGCCAAACTGACGTTGACCTCGGTCGGTCCCGCCTCACACCGCGTGATACTTATGGAGTTTCTCCTGAGGGTATGCGGTCGCAGTACAACGATCAGGTATCCAAAACAGGTCAGCTTGTTGACGCTTTGTCAGGGCTGACCAAGCCTCTGAATGAACTTTCTAAACAGGCTGAAAAGAAAGAACTGACTGAAACGGAGGGCCTAGCTTCTTCTATTAAAGGACAGCTTGACCCAAATTCCCCGTTTGCGCCACAGGTGGCAAACCTCCTTGGTGACAAATCGCCAAAGCTACAAGCTGCTGTCTTGGAAGCTGTGGGTCGTGATCATGCGACCATTACGGCTCAAGGTTGGATTGAGAACATGCCAGAGGCTGCTAAGTCCAGTCCTCAGGCTACGGAAAAATACTTCTCCGGAAAGATGCAGGAGGAAGCAGAGCGTGTAGGCGGTCAGAACTTCTACGGACCGTCTTACATGAACTGGCTGTCGGACACGTTCCGGAAGCGGGCGGCGGGTCTGTCGGTAGAGCGTACCAAGGGTATGGAAAATATCCTTGAGCAAGACACTCTATCCAATCGCTATATCAAGGGTGGTCTAGATGCTCTCAGCAACTCAGCAGGTTCTGTAGAGAAATCCAAGGTTCTGCTCCGCAAGTTCGAAGGATTCATCGCAGAACCGAAGTGGGACAAGACCGCACACAGGCTAGGATATGGTACAGATACTGTAACTAAGGCTGATGGCAGTGTTGTGAAGGTCACTCCCGGTATGCGGGTAACTAAGGAGGACGCAGAGCGTGATCTTGCTCGCCGTATTCCTGATTTCCAGCGTGGAGTGGTCAATCAGATTGGCGAAGAAAATTGGAACAAATATTCCGATGATGCAAAGGCCGCAATTACCTCTGTAGCTTATAACTACGGAAGTCTACCAAAGCGTATATTGGATGCCGTCAAATCGGGTGATCCAGAACGTGCAGCAGCGGCTATTGAGAGCCTCCAAGGTGACAATGACGGTATCAATCGTGACCGCCGTCTTGCAGAAGCCTCTGTAATTCGTGGCGCGACAGCGCGTCCGGTACAGGTTGCGTCTGCATCAGGTCTTCCTACCTCAGATACCAAGCCTTCTCAGGAGGGCGCAGACACAACAACCACAACCGCTCCTGCACCTCAGCAGAAGTTTGAGAACAACACATCACTGTTCACGGATCAGGCTATTGCCCAACCGATGCGACCTGATGTGCAACGTCTTCAAGATCATCTAATGGCTGAAGATGAACGCTACCGCCTTGTTGCTGGGGACGGTCCTTATGCAAAGCGTAAGTCAAAAGAAATGATGATGAAGGCCGCAGTTGCTCTTGCCATCAACAAGCGTGATGTCGAACTGCTCCGTGCTGTTCCTGCTGATATCCTTACTCAGGATGAGCGTGACTACCTTGATAAAGCCTTTGGCGAGATCAAGACCATGAAGTGGCAGGACTACACCCGTCAGAAAACGATGGAGAAGGACGCTCGCGACGAAGAATACCGTCAGTTCCAGACTGCCGCGACAACAAAGTTTGTCAAAACAGGTAGTGTCGATCCCGACAAGGATTCCATGCGCCCGGACGGGACAATCGATTTTGACAAGCGAACTTTTCTGATCGGTCTGCAAGAAACGTCTTCGCTGCCTAACTATGTAAGCAAGCGCAACTCTGCTAATTTCCAAACAGGGTTGATGGACGCAGCTACCGTAGGCAAGGTTGGTGAGTTCTTTATGGACGATCCTAAAATCGCTGAGAAAGCTAGAAACGGCCAACATATCAGCGAGCAGGATATCCGCGATCATATTCTGAACCGAAAAGACATAACTCCTAAAATGAAGGAGGATTTGATGGAAAAGGTTCCTACATTGTTGGAAGGGGCTAACCTCCTTGCTGATAGTGATCTAGAAAGATCGTATAAAGAACAGCTTGGAAGCGATGTGGATCAGTTCTTGTCAAATGACAGTTTGGCTGAACTTTATCTTATGCGTTCTCCGACAATCAAAGCTGACCTAAAAAGTAAATTCATTGGTCATGTACGCAGTGGAATCATTGCGTCGATTGAAGACGGAAAAGGTGTTCCAGTCGGTACAGCGAAACAAAAGCTGGTCAACGAGGCACTTGATACTGTTCGCGCATCTTGGAAGGAATTTGTCTCTTCAAAGGGTACAAAAGCACCTGAGGCAACCAACAATCCACGCGCTGCTGGTAACCAGAACGGGACGGCACAAACGCAAACAGTCCAAAACGGTACTGTTGCACAGGTGTCTGCAAATGGAGGGCCTCCACCAAATGTCGAAGTCGGTGGAATTATTGAGTTCTCTGGTAAGAGGTATCAATACCTCGGTGGCGACCGTTCCAAAGACAGTAGCTACAAAGAACTTGCTGCATCTCCTGACGCTCTGAAACCAAGTGAACCAAAGCAGCGCCCGCTTAACAAGGCTGATCTGACAGGATTTACTCCTGCTGAGAAGTCCGCAATCCTGCAATCTCAAGCAGCAGCATCAGGTATCTCAACTGGTCCTCAGGTTGATATTGCCGATGTGCTAAAGCGTGGTGGTCAGGCTATTCGTGACATGGTTCAAGTGGGTAGGGATAACATCTCTGGCAATGTCCAAGAGATGAAGGTCAACACCTACATTGAAACCACGCCGGAATTGAAGCAGGAATTCACTGTCTTCGAAGACCGCATGAAGACTGCCAAAAGTAAAGCTGAAGAGCAGCGCATTGGTCGTGAGATCGAAGCGCGGTATCAGCAAATTCGCCAGCACATGATTGACAGTAACTACATGGATCAGGCCCCCACTCAGGTGAAGCCGAAGCCGTATGGTCAAGCTTTGTCCGACATGGAAAACGAAACCGTTATTGAAGGTCGTTATCCCGGTAGGGACAAGCCGATTAGGCGAAAGAAATCACAGGAATAACATTATGGGCCTCAGGGGAAACTCTGGGGCCTTTTCTTTTTAAGAAGGTAGAAAATGGAGCTTACAGAAGAACAGCAGACCCAGCCTACCGCGAGCGGTCCGTGGGACCTGTATAAGGCACAAGATGCAGCCGCAACCTCTCCCGTAGAGGCCCCTGCACAGCCCACTCAACAGCAGTCTACAGCAACAGGTCCTTGGGACCTTTACAAGAACGCTGATGCATCCACGGCACAAGCGGCCCCACAGCCCTTTCAGACTTACGTTCCGCGTCCCAAAGACCTCAAGCTGGACCCTAGCGATCTTCAGTATGATCCTAATGCGATGGATGCCGCACGTATCCTGTACAATCGCGCCAATCCGACAAAGCCGTGGAGTGGTTCCAATAAGGACCTTTCAGATTGGGCCATTGATAGGATGGGCTGGACAGGTGGAGATTACTTCCCCGGTCTTGTCGTAGATGCCGCACGATTGGCAAACTCCGATCAGCAAGAACGCCTTGCGTTTCTTTACCTGATGGAGACTTATGATAAATTCAACATGTCACTTGGCGGTGCGTATCGCACAGTGCGTGGCATGATTTCCGACCCGTTCACATATGCGAGCGCGGCTGGTATCTTGTCTGCTCTTGTTCCCGGCGCACAGCCTGTAGCAGCAGGGGCAGTTGGTGCAGTAGCTGGCCGACAGGTTGTCAAAGTCGCAACCAAAGAAGCTTTTAAGCAATTCCTCCGCACAGGTGTGGTCGCTGGTATTGAAACAGGCGCTTTCACGACCGCTCAGGATGTTGCAAAGCAATCCATCTATGTATCCGCCGGAACACAGGATGGGATTGATGCAGGACAAGCTGCACTTTCTGGTGCTGTTGGCGTTGCCGCTGGTACAGTTCTTGGAACAGGTGTCGCGGCTGGCGCACAGGCTCTAAAAAACCGCGTTGCCGGAAAGGTTGTAGCAAAAGAAGCTCAAGAAGGTAGCGACAAGGTATCTCAAGAGGTCGCCCAGCAAGAGGGAAAACTTGTAGGGGATGGGGCTTCGCAGGAAGCTAAGGTAGCTACCGAAGCGGCTCCTCCCAAAGAATTCACTCCGGATCAACTTGCTAACAAAGTAGACGTTCCGGAAGCACCTGTCGCCACTGTTGTTGAGAACAAAATTGCGTCAGAAGGTGCGGGTTCTGCTCCTACGACAATTCAAGATGTCATTGCAGCGGTCAAAAAGATCAGCCCAGACATGTTTGAAAACGGTGGGCGAAAACTTACCTCTGAAGAGGTGATTGACACAGCTAAAGAAGCTGGAGAGGTCCTTGCCCGTCTGAATATCACAGACGCTAAAGATGCTATGCCCGTTCTGCGCTCAGTTGGTATGTCTCGTGATGAACAAGATATCCTCACACGCGCTGCACAGAATGCCTTCAGAGATACTGGTCTGGCGCAAGCAGAGCTTGAGACCCGCCGTGCTGCTTCCTCGTCTGTTGCAGAAGCAGTTTCAATTCAGAAACAGATCGATGAGCTTGAAAAAATCAGGCAGGGTCTAAAACCTCTAGACCTGACACTTTCGAGCGGTGATGCCTCTAACATGGCGGCTCGTAGGGGTGACTACTTTGTTGCTGAAAATCGAGGTCTGACGCGAGATGATATTCTTAAAGAGAGTAACATCAATCCAGAGCTTGCTACCTACGAACATAAGATAGCCGCACAGCAAGAGATGAACAATCGTCTGGCCTCCATTGACGAGGCTGTCAAACAGCGAGACGAATTCAAAACTATTGTCCAAGAAATCCAAGACTTGGCTGAAAAGGATGATCTCGCAGGAGCTTTCAAAAAGCTTGACCAGCTTTCCGATATGACTGCTGCTTTGGCAAAAGAAGAAGCTCTCAAGAAGGGTTTTGCTGAACAAGCTTACGACAAGATCAATTCGACTGTTATCACGAAGATGAACGAGTATGTCATTTCGACGGTGTTTACCCCGTCAACGGTGATGCTCAATACATATCCTGCCGCGTTGAAGATGCTGTATCGTCCGTTCCTCGATTTCATTATCAAAGGACCTTTCGATCAGACTGCGTTTCGTGAAATGACAGCGTTCTATGGGGCAATGTACTCCTTCAAGGGTGCGGCTCTACAAGCAGCTAAAGCTGCGTTTGCGTATGAGCGTAGCCTCCTTACAGGTGAGACTAATAAGCTTCTGGAACGCGCTCCTGCAATCGATGGTCTTAAAGGCCGATTGCTGCGTACTTTTCCTCGCATCCTTAACGCGACTGACGAATTCTTTGGTCAGGTTATGTATCGCGGGTTTGTGGTCTCTCAGACCACTGCGGACGCAATGATAAAAGGTATCGAGTCCAAACTGACTGGAAAAGCTCTTGACGATTTTGTCAAAGAACAGGTCGCTAAGGCTGTTTCGAATGCCTACGATGCCAAGACAGATACGACCAATGTTATTGGTTTCTTGCGTCAGCAGGGGATCAATCGTGGGTTCTCAGGTGATGCTCTTGAACAATGGGTACGCACAGAGCTGAATAAGAATGGTGAGTTGTTTCGTACAGCAACCAACGAGGAAGGTAAGCGTTTCATCAACGATGCCTTGTTTAAGCGTGAGTTCTCAGGTGAGACCTCTGTCTCGCGTATGGCCGCTGGTTATGAAAAGTTCGTCAACAACAATCCTTGGATGCGTTTGGCTGGTCAGTTGTTCTTTAGAACGCCTGTCCGCGTCTTTGAAGAAGGTATCCGCCTCACTCCGGGCCTCAATCTTATCGCACCGAATTTTCTTGCTGATCTTACAGGTAAGAATGGTGTTCGGGCTCAAGTGCGAGCGCAGGGCGAGACAATGGTAGCTTACTCCATTGGGATGAGCGTTATGGCAATGTATGCCAATGGCGCAATCACTGGTGGTGGGCCTCAGGACTGGAAGCTTCGTCGGGGTCTTGAAAACACCAAGGCTTACGATCCCTACACAATCGTTTTTAAAGACGGCTCGACGTTCAATTTCCGAAACCTTGATCCGTTCGCTACACCGTTGAAAATCATTGTGAATGCTTTGGACCGTTATCAGATGGTTCAGTATCGCAAATCACAAGGTGAATATGACCAGAAGAGCGAGCGCGAAGCGTTGGCTTGGTTTGGCGTAGGTATTGGCGCGGTGGCACAAGCTGTGCGCGATGCAAGCCTGACCTCAGGTCTGGATCAGATCATGCAGTTTGCTGAAGCAATTGGTGATCCAGAAGGCAATGAGACAAAGTTCACTCGCTTCGTTGGGCAGAAAGCACAGCTTGCTGTTCCAAACATGTTGACCAAAGCCTTGCAGATTGCTGATCCGCAGATGACCGATCCGGCCACTGTTGAGCAATACGTGTTGTCGCGTATCAATCCATCATCATCTAGTGTGGCGAAACAGCACGACCAGCTTGGTAATATCCGCACAATCACCAATCCCATCGCTTCGATGACAGGTGTTCCATTCACCCCGCGTGGTTGGAAGGATGATTCCCTACCAAAGAAAGATCGTGACGTTCTTAAAGCGTTGTCAAACATCGAAATTGCATCTGGGAACTCGTTCATGGCTCCCTACAAAGTGCAACAACTTGGTGATTTTGACCTTCGTGAACAGAAGACCAGTGACGGTAAGGAAACCTACTACGACCGCTGGAACCGTTACACACGCAATATGGGTCTGACAGACTCATTGCACACTGCGTTGGTACAGAACCCTGATCTATCAATGGGCCGTAAATCAGATGATGGTTTTGCGCGAAAAATCGCCTCTAACATCATTTCCAGCGCCCGTCATGCGGCTCTTGTCCAAATGATCTCGGAAGAGTCTGGCTTGGAAAAGCGTTTCATCGAAAAGAAAATTAACAAAGTCGAGGCTCTCGCCGGAACGATGGATGTCGTTTCAACTCCGTATGGGAGATTCAAATAAGGAATTTCAATGGCCTTTTACAATACTTATGTAATTTACAACGGTAATGGGACCACTACTGATTTTTCAGTCCCGTTCAGTTACTTGAGCCAAAGTGAGGTCGTTGTCACCTTCAGCGGCGGCTCCTACACTTACTCCTTTGTCTCACCTAATGTGATCCGTGTAAGTCCAGCCCTTGCGGCTGGCATCGCGGTTCGCATTGAGCGAACGACTGATCTAGCTTCACCAAAGGTTGTCTACTCTAACGGTGCGCCATTCACTGGCTCGCAGTTGAACCAGACAGTCAACCAGCTTCTCTACGGTATGCAGGAAGCTAACGATGTTGCTGGTCGTGCTATGTCCCCTGATGCTGCTGGTATCTGGGACGCAAATAACAAACGCATAAAGAATGTAGCTACGCCTTCTCAGCTTACAGACGCAGCCAACAAGGCGTATGTTGATACTGTCGCATCGCTTCCCGGCCCGACAGGAGCTACAGGGTCTATTGGTCCAGTCGGGCCTGTGGGGCCTGTGGGTGCTACAGGGGCAGTCGGCCCACAAGGCGCTGCCGGACCTCAAGGCCCAGCAGGGCCTACAGGCTCCCAAGGCGCGCAAGGACAGATGGGGCCTACAGGCGCACAGGGACCTGCGGGGCCTACCGGAGCGCCCGGTACGATAGGTGCAAAAGGGGATACCGGACCTGCGGGGCCTCAGGGCTTGCAGGGGCCTACCGGGGCTACCGGGCCTACTGGTTCACAAGGGCCTTCTGGGGCGGACTATCAGCCGGACGCTGTAGGACTGTTCTCAGGTCGCTCTTCGTACAACACGCAACCTTCTGCCTTCTCATATCTCGCCACCGATCAGGCGCTTATCTACTTTAAGCTATCAGCTACCTCAGGTGATTGGTCCAACGGTATTGCCTTTGGTATCGGCCCACAGGGTCCGCAGGGTTCCACAGGTGCTGTCGGTCCGCAGGGGCCTACCGGGCCTCAAGGTGTCACAGGGGCAACCGGAGCAGTCGGCCCACAAGGCTTGACCGGAGCTACAGGCGCACAGGGACCTGCTGGCGCACAAGGGCCACAAGGCATTCAAGGCGTTGCGGGAGCCAACGGTGCAAAAGGCGCGCAGTGGCGCGGTGCTTATTCTGCTGGAACGACCTACGTTGTAGACGATGTTGTACAGAGCAACGGCTCTGCGTGGATTGCAATTCTTGGCGGTACAGGTAACGCTCCTCCAACTCTTCCAACTACGTCAAACACGTATTGGAACTTGTTGGCTGGTGCATCAGGCGCTGTAGCATCTTCAGTGTCGTTCACTCCGACTGGGAGCATTGCGGCTACAAACGTGCAAGCGGCTATTGCAGAGCTTGACACTGAGAAAGCTGATGCTGCGGCGACTACGACTGCTCTCGCAGGGAAAGCTGCCACAAGCCACACGCACACCATCGCAAACGTGACCAATCTCCAGACCACTCTGGATGCTAAAGCGCCAATTGCTAGTCCCACATTCACAGGTACTGCTACAGCGCCTGTGGTCAAGTCAGGTGCTACTGGCGATAACGCCCGTGCAACTGGGTTTCAGATTGCTGACGGCACTGACATTGGCGAGCTTAACCGCTCTAACCAGTTTTACGATGACCGTATCAACAACTGCCGTGGCTCGTTTGCTAATGGAAACTGTAACGGGAACCCTCAATACACTCCTCCCAACACTAGCTGGTGGACTTGGACGGGTGTGACGGGACTTACCCGTGGTAACCCTAGCAACTACGATTTCGGTGGTGGCACAACATCGGTCAATACACCGTTCACATCGTCTTACGTTTATGACGCTTATTACGTCTATGCAGACGAAATTGGCGGCTCTGAGCAGCATCGTAATTACAACAACTGCAATTGCGGCACGTTTAACTGCTATACAAATTGTAATTGCGACTGTAATTGCGATTGTAATTGTGCATGTAACGATTAAGGAGAGTACAATTGAAAGTCATTACTGGACCTGTCAATGAGAACGCTCCTCATTTGAAGGTTGTATATATTACCGACGAAGCTATTACGCTCGCTTTGCTTACCCCTGCGCTAAAGGGTGAATCTTCTTCTACTGTTCAAAGTTGGGGAGAGTTTGTCTCTTGGTTGAAAGCACCGCTCTCCTCGGAAGAATTGGGTGGTATGCCCCTGTTGCCATACATCAGACCTCTTGTTGAGAATGTTCCCGGTTATGATCACGGTTTTCTACTTTCGGGTAGAATTTCCTTGTCTCTATCCGGCACGTTTGGTCTAGACGAGATTGGTGATTGCTCAATTATGGATTTCCATTATGGGCGACAGGCTCGTCCGGTAGGTGTTTATGCAAGACTGGCACAATCAAAAGACATTAAATCGACCTACCCACCTCGCACACGCGCCCTGATTGCAAGTCAAGGCTGTTCAAAAGCGATGACTGTTGTGTTTCCGTTTGCACCAACCACAACAGCAGATGCTGCATTGATTGAGGTTCCCTTTGGGGAGTACCAGCCTATTCTTCTGGATGGGTCATGGGATGAAGTTCGTCAGGCAACCGCCGCAAGTTCACGGTTGATGGACTCTCTGTGGAGTGTTCAGTTTCCTGAGAATGTAACTGTTGGACCAGACGAAGTTGTTACACTTACAGGGCAGCTTGTTTGGAAAGATAATGTTGATTTTTCATGGACAGGCGGCGACCTGTGTGAGCGTTCCGTTGAACTCACTCTGACTACAAGTGCCGGATACCTTCCCAAAACAAAAATCAAAACCGATATAAATGGACAGTTGTCGTTCAAATTTCGTTCCACCGACTTGGAACCCGGCGACAAAATCAAGATCAAAGCAGCCTCAGGCTTTATTTCAAAAGTCGGCTCAATGGAAATTACGGTGGTTTAATGTTGAACGTCTTTCTCGGTTTCGCGTGTAATCTTAATTGCAGCTACTGTTTACAAGCTGGGGAAGACGAGCGGACAGGATCACCTAAGCTCAATCTTGAGGCATTTAAGAACAACGTCATCCCAATAGCGCAAGCGCAAAAAATAACGCGCATTGCCTACTGGGGTGGCGAGCCCCTTCTTTATTGGCGACACATCAAGGAAGCTCATGAGGCACTCCTTGATGCTGGCCTAGAGTTTGATTTTGTGAAGATCACGACAAACGGTACGCTCTGGGAAATGGATCATGTACGTGACGCTAATAGGTGGAACGCATTCGTTAACATTTCCAGACATAAAGCTTTCGGCACTCCTAACTGGGATGTTACGCGATACATAAAAAACCAAGCGTACTCACATGTCATAACCGCTCGTGAATATATCCTCTGGGACTTCTTGAAGGACGTTGAAGAACTAGAACAACGCTACGGTCGCCCTGTGTATCCGTGGATGAACTGGGTACACGCTACGAAAGGCTGTCCCGCCTCTGAATATCTGACGTTCGACATGGCTAAAGAGCATAGCATCCATCTTATGGACCTTGCTAAACGCCTTGTTGATACAAATGACCGACATATCGGTAATCTGTTTATAGGCCACATGATGAAGTGGCGCTCTCAGATGGCAAAAAAACAATACGTCCCACTCTGTTTTGGTAATCACCAGATTGACATTGACCTCCAAGGCAACCGTTACGGGTGTCATCACAACGTCAACAAGCTTACCAAAGTCGGAGTTCTTGGCTCAGAGCTTGAACCATCTCCTGCTCTCGAACATATCCACCGTTTCGTAAACACTGACGAATGTAAGACTTGCCCACTCCGTTTCTGGTGTCGAGGCAACTGCCACATGAGTCAAACCCATGAAGTCGATTGTTATCTATCCAAGCGAAAGAACGAGGTGTTCTCGTTTCTTGAAGAAAATTGGAAGACACAGGCTGAATGGAATCATTCCTATGTAACACTTGAAGGAAAATAAGTGTTTGAACTGTTGCTACAGGACGCTCAGAAAAACGTCCGCTCGCTCATTTACAATCCAGAAACATCTGAATGCGTCTGGAAGGACACAGGGGAACAGCTATCGCTCAACCATATGGGCATAACCTCTCCTGAAGTTCCTAAAGAATGGAAGCCTGCACTGGTCGTTTCTCCAGCACAGCATGGTCGTAAAGATCGCAAAGCACGCTCCATCAAAATTCAACTTGGCCTAAAATGCAATTACACATGCACCTACTGTAATCAGAGGGCGCAGCCGCAGGACTTCGAAGGCAATCCTAAAAAGGTTGATTGGTTTCTATCAAAGATGCCGACATGGTTCGACATTGGTGATGGGAGTAACACTACAATTGAGTTCTGGGGTGGTGAGCCGTTCGTTTACTGGAAGACCTTGAAGCCTTTGGTCGAGGGTGTTCGTAAGCTCTACCCAAAAGCAGACTTTAATATCATCTCTAACGGTTCGCTTCTCGATGAAGAGAAGATTGAATGGGTTGCTGAGATGGGAGTTGGACTTGGAATTTCACATGACGGCCCTGCTTACGAGGCGCAGCGTGGTGAAGACCCGCTCAAGAACCCTGAGCAGCTTAAGTGGATCAAGTACGCCTACCACCGCCTGTTCCCGTTGGGAAAGATCGGGTTCAATGCCGTTCTGTCGAGTAAGAACGTGTCCCTTCACATCGTGCGGGAATATATTGGTCACTATCTTGAGGTCAATCCGCAGGAAATTCCCCTGTCTACCGAAGAAATCCTTCTTCCTTACGACGAAGGTGGAATGTCTCTGTCTGTTCTGGATGGTTTGACTTCCAAACGACTTACCCACACTGTCTTCTATGAAGCTATTCGTGGCTTCACAATGCCTATGGCATCCGTCCGCGAAAAGCTAAAACATTTTCTCGACTCAATTGCAGAACGCCGACCATCTTATGCGCTCGGACAGAAATGTGGAATGGATCGTGCGGATAACATTTCCGTTGATATGAATGGCAATGTAATGACCTGCCAAAATACGTCTGCACTGACTGAACACAACATGGGCCATCTGAACGCTTTCGACAACATCCGTCTGAAGAAGGCGCACCATTGGTCCACTCGTGAAGAGTGTGTAAAATGTCCGGTTCTCCAGCTTTGTCAGGGAGCGTGTTTGTTTCTCGAAGATGATATGTGGAAACAAGCTTGTGACAACTCGTTTGCATACAACGTAGGCGCAATGGCTGCCGCTCTATTTCACGCTACGCGCCTAGTCCTCATTGAAATTAAAGGTGAGACTATCCGTAGAGAAGGTATCACCAGCGTTCCTGTTATTGAATCGGATTTTCTGCATGGCCCTCTGCCGCAGTGGTTCTTTGAAGGGAACGTCGAACTGAAGTTCTGAGGATAAAAAATTGATTGAAGAACTCATTGGCCGTGTTTTTACGGCTCGCAACATCGCGCACCTAGCGCACTGGAAGGCTACAGGTGTCGGCTCTTATGCGCGTCACGTGGCCTTGGGTGACTTCTATGACGAAATTATCGACACCCTTGATACCTTGGTTGAAGCATATCAGGGTTATTTCGGTTTGGTCGGTGAGCCTGTCAACATCGCACCAAAGACCACTGACATACTCGCTCTTATCACTGTCGATGCAGCTTGGATCAGTAAAAATAGGTCTGCTATCGCCAAGAATGTCCCTGCGCTTGAGAACACTGTTGACGAACTGTCGAGCATTTATCTCAAGACGCTCTACAAGCTGAAGAACCTGTCGTGAGAAAGTGGATCAGCATCCTAGCGGTGCTGGTCTCCACTTCAGCATTTGCGGTCGAGACCACTCTCTCCTGCAACTTCATCACTTCGAATATCCCTTACCGTTTGACCTTTGATCCAGACAGTGACGAAGGCAAGGTTGGTAACAACAAGGCGATGGTGGAACACCACCCTGTCGTATCGTTGATTTTTATCGGTGAAGATTTGATCTGGCAGTTAGATCGAAAAACCCTTGCCATCTCTGTCATCAGGAATGGACGCTATGTCACGAGGGGCTATTGCGAAGCTATTATTGAAAGAAAGAGGATTGTTTATGAAGACGAGTGATCACGGTATTGCAATTATTAAACAGTTTGAAGGATGCAAGCTCAAGGCTTACCTCTGCCCAGCCGCCAAACTGACCATTGGTTATGGACATACCAGCGATGCGGGACATCCTGAGGTCACTGAAGGCATGACCATCACTCAGGACGAGGCTGTTCGCATCCTTGCTAACGATCTTGTTAAGTTCGAGGAGGCCGTAGACAACATAGTGACTGTTGAACTCTCTCAAGGACAGTTCGACGCACTTGTCTCATTCACTTACAACTGTGGAATTGGTGCGCTCAAGAAGTCTACTCTCTTGAAGAAGGTGAACGCAGAAGACTGGGACGCATGTCCTGCTGAGTTCATGAAATACACGCGAGGAGGGGGCAAAGTTCTACCCGGCCTTGTCCGTAGACGTAAGGCGGAAGTGGAAAGCTTTGTTGGAAATGATCTCAACGATCAGCATTACCGCGTTACGCCTGATGCGCCTAAGTCCAGCAAGTCGATGGTCCAGAGCAAGGAAGGGAATGCCGCTGTCGTGGCTGGTGGCGCGGGTGCGCTGGCAGTCGTGAGTGAGGTGCTTCCAATTGTGAAGGAAGGTGGAGACATCTTGTCCTCACTCAGCCCCAACGTGCTGGTCCTTATCGTTGTTATGGGAGCCGCAGCAGCCATCTGGTTCTGGCGCAAACGCCGACTGGATGAGGAGGCTGCGTGATCCCATTCCTATTCACGCCTTTTGGGCGTTACATCACCATTGGCATTGCTGCCCTTGTCCTGCTGTCCAGCATCTACCTAAAGATTAGGGCTGACGCTGTTGCGGACATGGAGGCAGAAGCCCAATCCGAAATCATTAGGAGGACCCATGAAGCAATTACTGCTGGCGACAGCGTTATTGTCACTCCTGACAGGGTGCGCGACCACGACAAGTTCCAGCGTGACTAGTGCCTGTGGTGTCTGGACCCCCATTTCATGGTCCAAGAAAGACACCGACGAGACCCTCCGTCAGATCAAAGTAAACAATGCAAGGCGGGAGGCCTACTGCCAATGAGCGAGGTTTCCATAGGGGTTTTATACCGTCTGGAAGGGTCTAAATGACCCCCAAAATCGCGACCCCTACCACTAACCCCCCACCCACCCCCGGTTCACATATACCTACACAGACAGGAGGTCTGACTTGAGTGAAAACCCAGAAGTTCAGATCGCTGTCTTGAAGACAGAGTTAGACCATGTTCGCAAAGACATGGACGAGGTCAAAGGAGACCTCAAAGTGATCCGTGAAACCCTTCAACAAGCTAAGGGAGGGTGGAAGACCCTCATGCTAGTGGCTGGTATCTCCTCAACAGTAGGAGCCTTCATTGCCAAAGTAGCCCCTTGGTTTGGAGTATTCCCTAAATGACCAAACGTGCATCTGAGGCCATCCTCGGTGACCTCCACGATGCGGTGGCACAAGACCTCCTCCGACGAGTGTTGTCGGGGGAGGCTAACCCCGCTGAACTCAACGCAGCCATCAAGTTCCTCCAGAACAATGGCATTGAGGCACAAGCCACTGAGACCAACCCCCTTGGTCAATTAGCTGCCTCTCTCCCCACCTTCGATGACGAAGACATTGAGCAAAGACCTAACTGACCCTCTAAAGGCTGACTTTCGCAAGTTTCTCTACGTAGTGTGGAAGCACATTGGTCTCCCAGACCCCACACCTCTCCAGTATGACATTGCCTACTGGCTCCAACATGGGCCTAACAAGGTCTGTATCGAAGCCTTTCGTGGTGTCGGTAAGTCCTTCATCACCTCGGCCTACGTCCTGTGGAAGCTCTACAACAACCCCCAGCTCAAGTTCCTTGTCGTATCTGCTTCAAAGAACAGAGCTGATGCCTTCACGACCTTCACTATCCGTCTCATCCAAGAGATGGACATCCTTGCTCACCTAAAGCCTCGCGAAGAGCAGAGAAACAGTCGAATTGAGTTCGACGTAGGTCCAGCAATGGCTGACCAGTCACCCTCTGTGAAGTCTGTCGGTATCACAGGCCAGATCACTGGCTCCCGTGCTGATGAGATCATTGCCGATGACGTAGAGGTCTTGAACAATGCTGCCACCTCCGACATGCGAGAGAAGCTTCTAGAGAGGACCAAAGAGTTCTCGGCTGTCTTGAAGCCTCTGCCTCATGCCAAGGTGATCTATCTGGGAACCCCCCAGACTGAAGACTCGATCTACAACAAGCTACCTGAGACCTTTGAGGTCCGTATCTGGCCCGCTCTCATCCCGACCAAGGAAGAGGCTGACAAATATTCCAACAATCTTGCGCCTTATGTTCGCAAACTGATGGAACTCAAGCCTGAGGGGACTACTACAGACCCCCAACGCTTCTCTGATCTAGACCTAGCAGCCCGTCAGGCTGAGTATGGCCGTGCTGGCTTCTCCTTGCAGTTCATGTTGAACACCCAACTCTCGGATGAAGACCGCTTCCCTCTGAAGATCAAAGACCTCGTCTTGATGGACATCCCCAAAGACAAGGCTCCCATGAAGGTCAACTGGCTCCCTGACTACAAGCGTGAGCTACGTGAACTTCCCAACCTCGGTATGGCTGGTGATCGCTTCTATGCGGCTGCTTCCCACTCTGAAGAGTTTGGTGACTACACAGGCACTGTCATGTCCATCGATCCCAGCGGTCGAGGGAAGGACGAAACAGGCTATGCTGTGGTCAAGATGCTCAACGGCTTCCTCTACATCACAAGGGCAGGGGGCTTGCAGGGCGGCTACGACACCAAGACCCTCCAGACTCTGGCCCAGATCGCCAAGGAAGAACAGGTCAACCAGATCATCATCGAAGCTAACTTTGGTGATGGCATGTATCAGGCTCTGTTCGAACCTGTGGTCAACAAAATCCACCCCTGTTCCATCGAAGAGGTGAAACACTCTCAGCAAAAGGAGAGGCGTATCATCGACACCTTGGAGCCTGTCATCTCCCGCCACAGGCTGGTGATCGACAAGAAGGTGATTGAGGACGATTACCGGACTGCACAGGTCTACGATGCAGACAATAAGTTTACCAAGACCCTCATCTACCAAATGACCCGCATCACCTACGACAGGGGATGCTTGAAACATGATGACCGTCTCGACGCTCTTGCCATCGCGGTGAGCTACTGGGTCGAGAACATGGCCCAAGACGCTGACAAAGGCATTGCCTACGAGCGTGAACAAGCATTGGACAAAGAGCTAGAAAAGTTCATGGACAATGCAATGGGTCGTGAACGGTCAACCCATCAAACTGGAGCCATGAAGATGCTCCAACGGATCACAGTCAATGAACGATACCACTAACAACTACGTGTGGGGCTACCACGCCTCCATCGATATGGCTGGCTGCAACCAGAAGGCCATTACCGACCGCCAGACCATCCTCAACTTCTGTGAGGAACTGGTCGAGGCTATCGACATGAAGGCCTACGGGGAGCCACAACTGGAACACTTTGCTGAACACGATGCTGGCAAGGCTGGCTTTACGTTGTCCCAGTTGATTGAGACCTCCAACATCTGCGCTCACTTTGTCGATGCCACAGGCGAAATCTACCTCGACATCTTCTCCTGCAAGGAGTTCGATCCGGACATCGCTGCGGAGGTGGCTAGTCGCTACTTCTCACCTACGTATGGAGAGATTTTCTTCCGTGAGCGAGGGGTGCAAGGAGCGCCTAGCTTGGTGAACTAATAGAACGCCTCTGTAGGCCTTAAATTTGGCCGCTGGCTGGCTTTGTGGACCTGATGGCTACTACGGTAGCGCAAAGGTTACCTTGCCGTCAGCGGTCGTTTAAGAGGGTTTAGATTTTTTGGCAAAAATTTGAGAACCTTGCGCTATATGCGGGTCTGCGCTTTTCCCCCCATTGGCTTCGATCTTCCCCAAAATGATGCACCTTTAAGCGTTGTGCATTGCACATTAGGCCCTAAGCTATTGAATTCACTAGCATTGTGGCGATTTAGACAATCGTTATGCCTTGGCATTAGGCTTGCATAAGGCCTAATTGAGTCAGCATTGTTGACATTGTTCGCATAGTGAACACTTGGTTTTGTTTTGTGGTATTTTTTTCTTTTACTTTTTACTTGACAATTCAAACCATAGCGAATAACGCGCGCTCGTTCATTACCATTGCGCGAAAGCTTCCGATAAGGCAACAAAAGCTGAAACAAAAGTAACGCATATTTATTTTATTTTTTTGCTTTTTTCACTTGCTTTATTTATTGCGCTTAGGTAAGGTTTACTTATGAGCAAGCAAACAAGGGGTTTGGTTATGTCTTACAAAAAAGTCGGTGGCCTTCACTTTATCCGGGTTGGCCGTTTCGGTTTCTCCTTCTTTCTGACGCGCCGCTAATAGGGGTTCAATATGCCTAAGCTCACAATCGCTCGCATCCGTAAACTTATCGCAAAACATCCGGACAAGATCGATCAAGAGATCGACATTGTCGAAGACACTGTAGGGATTTGGACCAAACAAGGTTTTGCATGGGACGTTGGCGAAGCGCGCCATGTCGAGATCGTCAAGATTGGCGACTACTATCCGGACGATACAGATTACTTGAAAGAATGCATCACTAGCATTGGTCACGATCCGTCTGAATATTGATCTTATCCTTACCTAGCTGCAAAGGTTCCTGCTATGACCTATCAAGTCGCGCTCACCTTAGTTTCTCGCAATGCCAAAACGGGGCCAATCCCGGTTAGCACAACCACGCGCACAAGCTGCCCGACAAGCTGCCCGTTTCGTAAAGACCAAGCCGGGGGTTGCTATGCAGATGCGGGGCCGCTCGCAATGTTTTGGGAGAAAGTAACCAATGGCAAGGCCGGGGCCGATTGGCAAGCCTTTGTTAAACAGGTTAGCAAGCTCCGGGCCGGGACATTGTGGCGACACAACCAAGCGGGAGATTTGCCATCCGATGGCGTGACAATTGACGCGGACGCATTGGCCGCATTGGTCCGCGCAAACCGTGGCAAGCAAGGCTTTACCTATACGCACCACAATGTCGTGAACATGCCCGACAATCGCAAGGCCGTGGCCGATGCTAACGCCAACGGGTTTACAGTAAACCTATCGGCTAACAATCCACGCCATGCGGACGCATTGGCCGCGCTTAATATCGGCCCGGTTGTCACAGTCTTGCCAATGTCAATTGAGGGAAAGCAAACCCTTTCAACTCCGGAAGGCCGAAAGATTGTCGTATGTCCCGCGACTTATCGTGATGACGTTTCTTGTGCGACTTGTGGCCTATGCCAACGCCAACGTGATGCAATTGTCGGGTTTCCCGCGCACGGCCCGTCTAAAAAGAAAGCTAGCGCCATTGCTACGGCCTAATCGTTACTTAACAGGAAAGGAAAAAACGCCATGACACTTATCGCTTGCTATCCCTCAAAAAAAGAATGCAAGGCCGCTATTGGCAAGCCTTTGCGCTACATAGAAACCAGCATGTTCGGGCCGGAATATCGCGACAATGGAACGATAACAGTCGCAAACCGTCCGCATATCACGCGCCTTGGTCGTGAATGGTTTGGTCAAATCACAATTAAAGACGGTCTCATTGTCGCTGTTAAGTGAAGGGAAAAACCTATGCCGCTCTTTACGTCTTGCCTACGTCTAACCTTCGAAATCCTCGCCCTTGGTCTCTTTGTCGGATCACTCGCCATTATTGCGGCCTAGCCGTTACCTAACAGGAAAGGGTTCAGCATGTCTTACAAGATCGAAGTTCAAACCGATGACAGCGGCAAATGGTACGGCAATGCCTTGCGCTTTGCTTGTGAACATGAGGCCGCAAACAATGCCCGCGATTTAATGGGCCGATGGTTTGCCGTCCGCGAATGGCGCGTGGCCGAGTGCGATGATCCCGTGAACTATCGCTACATCACGGGCCGCTTGGTTTCTGTCGAAACAGCGGAGGCCTGACATGTTTAAACATTGGCGAGTGGTGAGAATTCACAAAGGCCGCAACCCGTGGTTGCTACAGTCTAAAACATTCTTCGAAGATCAAACCTATGAATGGGAAACCTTGTCGAGTTATCCCTCACGCAAGGCTGCAATCCATGTGGGCATGATCATGCGGGATCGTGGGGAACCTATATCGTGGCACGGCGGACCTGTTCGCATGGGCATTGCCTTGGTCGAATCATGCAAGCAAGAGGTACGGCCATGACAAAAATCAACACAAACCTGCACGATGTGTGCAGCCATGCGCTCGAACACTCATGCAGTTTGGGGGAAATATCGACCAGCTTGATTGCGATCCGCGACATGATCGATTTGCGACAGGAAACAGCAGCCCACACTGATGTGTGGTGCGACCAAGTGACGGCACTTCTGAACGTGATGGCCGACAGTCTAAACCATATTTCACAGGACCTAGAAAGCATCTGTTTGAAAAATCTCACAAAGGAGGCCGTGTCATGATCGAAGAATTCGATGACATCATCATGCCCCTTGAGTTACCGCCCCTCGCTCGCGATAGGATTACTGTCCCAGTAAGCATTACGTATCGGTAAAAAAGTGTATTAAAGCGTTAAAATCATTTAAGGTTTGAGCTAGGAAAGTCTAACCACGGATGCTATTTCTAGAATCGTCAAGTCGCGATTGACACGACTAAAACAGTTGTGCAATTGTTGCGGAACCGGATACATTGTCAGGCGTTGTGTTAATGCAGTGCCGACAATCAACATGGAAACATAGCACCATGATTATGCCATCCTTTCTAACCCTGTTGGAGACAGTAGGTAACGAAGTCAGTGGTGAGCTTCCGCTCATTACCTTGCGAACCTTCCTGTTCGTCGGGTCACGCGGTCAGGTCTCGCAGAAAGAAGTCGAAGAGCATCTGAACTGTTCAAATGCAGCAGCATCGCGCAACATATCCTACTGGACGGATCGACGCTTCGACCGCAATCCCGGCATGGATATGATGGTACGTGAGGTCGATGACTATGATCGACGGGTCAAGGTCGTAAAGCTCAACAAGAAGGGCCGTGAGTTTTATGAACGCATTAGAAAGGCAATGGAGAAGTGACACTAGCTGTCTTTGTCTTAGCTAAGTTCATCGCTGGTGCAGCGGTGGTGAGTGTGTATCGGATGCTGTCAAAGAAAGGAGAGACCGATGGCAAAACGTAGAGGTTCATCATGGCAATCGATGGTGAAGATCAATGGCAAATGGGTACGCAGACAGTTTCGCACTGAGGCGGAAGCCTTAGAATTCGAGGCTGCTCCATACGCCCAGCTTGGTGTCGTAGATGCCAACGTTACCATTGGGAAACTATTCCGTAACTACTGGAAGGATCACTACAAAGGCAAGAAGGCCGAGAAGGACAGTCTCCGGATCACGGAGGAACTGATCCGCCGCTTTGGTCCCGATGTGCCTGTGTCAGAGATCACCAGACCCAAGATCAAATCCCTAACTGCCACGCTGAAGGACGAGGGCAATACGCAATCGACCATCAACACCAAGATGTCGATCTTGTCCCGGCTTCTCAACATGGCAGCAGATGATGAGATCATCGAAGACGTTCCCAAGATTCCGTGGAAGAAGATTCCGCGTGGTCGGGTGCGGGTCCTGACAGAGGACGAGGAGACCCAGCTTCTCTCAAACCTTCCGGAGAAGTCTTACTGGTTCGCCGCGTTCCTAATCACGACTGGAGCTAGGCCGGGGGAAACGATGGACCTGATCTGGTCCAACATCGACCTATCCCGGAATGATGTAGCTACAGTCACCTTCGAGGTGAACAAGACCGACAACCCTCGCACCATCCCGTTGATGGGCGCGGCGCTGGAGGCGGTGCGCTGGACCAAGGCGCAAGGGTGGGCAGGACCCTTCTCTGAGATCGTCTACTCGACCTTCACCAACCATTGGAAGAAGGCCAAGGAGGCCACAGGGATCACGGACCCGTCTGTCATTCCCTACGCCATGCGTCACACAGCGGCGACAAGGCTGGGGAAAAGTGGGGAGGACACCCTCATTGTGAAGAAATGGTTGGGTCACAGCCGTGTGAGTACGACTGAGATTTATACCCATTTTGATGTAGACGACCTAATCCGTGGGGCTAAAACGCTCTCTACGGCTAAGTCTAAGATGTGTAAAGATGTGTAATATGTGTAATGTTTCGGAGGCGGAATAGTCCGTATACGGAGCATTTTTTCTTACAAAGCTAAGAGAAAACACGCAGTTATTTCAACGGTTTAGAGGCGCTGGCGGAGACGGTGGGATTCGAACCCACGATAGAGTTTCCCCTATGACGATTTAGCAAACCTCTTTTCCGTTACTTAACTGTGTGTTTTTTCCGCAACCTTTCCAGACGTATTGACAATATTTGACCTGTCCATACCTTATACCTGTGCAAACACATCAGCGGGGAAAAGGCCTACGTTTATGCAAACATTACAATATACTCTAAAATCTGAACAAATAGAGAACAAACTTACTCTTGTTTCCTTATTGGTTACAATAGAGCAAACGACAGTCATCACCTTCATTCTGTCAGACCCAGACTACGGAAGGTTCATTGGTCAACGTGAGTTCACAGAGACCACTAGGTTTAGGGATGAGCAGGATTTTATAGACGAAATGTGGGCATCTGAGTGGTTGTTGAAAGTCGAGTAAAATCAATGGTGTTTTGCGACCCCTACCACTAACCCTGACCAACCCACATGAGGGACTAGATGCTCGACCAACAGTTGCAGATCGAGAATGACATGTATCAGGACAGTATCCGCAGAAGAGATACTGACAACAAAAAGACAGCAAAAAGGGAGGCGTGGTCCGAAAGCAAAATCGGACACCAATACGCTACATCAGCGACACAGCCATTTGCCAAGACCCTGCAAGATATCTTCAACAATTACGATCCCGATAAAGGTAGATCGAACTTCCGTGCCTTGAAGATGCTGGTAGATTCGGGTCTTGAACCGGAGGTGGTAGCCCATCTCTTCACCAAAGCCCTCTACAACGCCATGCCTCTGGTCCACCGCCGTAGGCTGAAGCGTGTCTCCCTCTGCATGAAGGTAGCAGAAGCATTGCAAGACGAAGTCCGCATCCGGTACTTCGCCAACGCAGACAACCGTCGAAACCTGTTGAAAAAGCTCTTCAAGGACTTCGATAGAAAGACGTACCCACGTGAGTGGCGGAAGCGGACAATCAGGAATTATTTCCACGCTGAACAACTGTCTTGGGATGTCTGGGATGACAAGCAGAAGCTTGTCCTTGGCTATGCCCTGTTGGTCTGGTTCAGAGACTCGACAGGTCTGATCGAAGCCCCCAAGAACTCCATGTATGTCGATCCAGCCCCGGCCTTGCTCGACCATGTCGAACAGGTGTTGAACAGCCGTGTCCTCGACTTCATGATCTACAAGCCAATGGTCGTAAAACCTATGCCGTGGTCTGAAGCAAACCTTTTCAAGGGTGGCTATCTGTCCGACAAGGTCCGTCCC